CTGGTTGGGCTTTAATCCCTCAACTAGTTACTCGGCAAAGATTGAGTCTAGTACGCCAGTGCTTTAAGGAGCCTTAGGTTCCAGATAGGTTTCTTCTAACTTTCCGCCAAGAACGCCATCGACGTAGCCACTCTCCCCCTCTGACAAAATCAGTAGGGCGAGGTGCCTCTCGTCGTATAGTAAGATCAGGTGCTAAACCAAGACCTTCTATCTCTTTCTCTAGGGTTTCAATCCTAGTTACTAAAACGGCTAAGCGATCTAATGAAAGATCACTTTCAATAAGGGAAGCTAAGCTTGTTTCGAGTCCACGTAGTTCACTATGTAGGTCAAAGAAAGAATCTCGATAGCAAAATTCTATCATACCCATCAAAGATCGAATTTGATCTTGTGATAGAGTTCCCGGATCCCGTACCAACCAGATTGCATCTGGGTTAGCACGTACAGCCCGGGGCCATAATGACCCTGAATACTTAGGGTCCCCAACAAATAAGAATTTAGGCAATTGCCACGGTTCATATTTGGAGGTTCCATAATGAGCCCTAGTTCTATCAACTTCAACTAATTTAGTCAAAGCCTTCGCCCGAGGTAATAAATCAATTACTCTCTGACGAATTGACGCAGCTAGATCTTTAATCCAGATATCATCTGGGTACTTAAAGATCTCACCACCAGAGGCCATCCAATTAAGGATGTCTCCTTTGAACCCAGGTCCCCCAGGTCCGTAGTAACTAACTACATAACCCTGAAGGCGACGCGGTAATACTGACCATGATTGGTTAACCCGTGATACGGATCGGTATCCAAATCCCAAGAGAGTTAAACCTTGAGATAAGGATAGTTGATACTTACGTACCAATTCCAACCACGCTGGCAATGAACCAGCAGCAGAGAGGACTTCGAGCAATGCTAACGGTCCTACAGAGAAACCTCCGTAGTAAACCCGTTTCGCAAACTCTAGAACCCCTCGTCCCGAGGAATCATGGACAGACTTAGAAAGTTGGATTCCAACTCCTAAACCTGCCATAATTTTCAGGTAGGTATCGGCTACTAGCCGGTCAGCAATCACTATGTCATCTCCTAAGAGAGCATAGTCCTCAAACCAATCATCACCAGAAGTCCGCCCAGACAATGCTGCTGCCATCTGCACTATAGCATGATGGGTCATCGCAAGCATTGCCCAAGATGTTAAAGCACCCATAGGTTGCCCAACTGCGTAACGTATAAATCGATCACCTTCGTGATCAGGACCCATGGCCCTAGAAGGTAATACATAGTTACGTCCTACCATTAGGCTCATCCAAAGATTAGCACCATGAGCGGTTATCAACCGACTCAGGAGAGCACCTTGAATGAGAATTGGCAATCGATCCGTGGCAGAGCTTAGGTCTAAAGACCAAAAGCGTCTGTGCCCTTTAGACTGTAAAAGTTTAATAGGAGCAAGTTGATCGAAAGTTCCATCTTGAGGGATTACCTTCAAGATATCGAATAGGTAATCATGCAATGGCTTCATTGCCCATTGCGTGAAACAGTCTACCATAGCAAACACACGGATTTTACCCGCAGGTTCATCTTTTAAACCTAGTTTACCAATATCAGTAGGCACATCACATGCCTCCTCCGTTAACAACGAAGGCGCTACTTTACTAAATTCCTCCAACCAATTGAGGAATCTCGTATTTCGGGTCATCAATAACCAATCTTTAAAGAAAGGATATAGATCTGATCTGGACCAAGCTATAGCTGTACGAATTATACCAAATGGTGACGTAGACAGATATAAATCATTCGTCGGAGTTGACCTCGGAATGAGAAAAGGTGAAACACGAAATCTAGATAGTAGAGAAAGAGGTGATTTTAAGTCATCCTCATCTACAGCTTGTAATTTAACAAGTTTTCTCCAGAACTGGCTAGAAAATCTAGACCAGTCGGGCAAGAATCTCGAAAGATCCTTACCTGAATCGGTGATTGAAGAAAACGATAACTTTCCTGGAAACTCTATAACTCTATAAATAGAGAATAGGGTAAACCAGTATCGTATGATAAGGATATCCCCAGCTGCTATTCGTCTTCGATGAAGAACGGGTATAACAGTAGGAAGTCCCAACATCCCTCGTCTGACTCTAGGAGTCGTCGGAAAGGAATCGAGATCTCTCGCTATGGATTGGGCCAATGATGTATTCAAGGCTTTTAGAGTTATTACTAACCCCTTAAGACCCTGACATCGGCCCAGGGATGAGCACCAAGACATGTAACGGATAGCTGGTTTTACAAAACCAAGACGCATATATCCTAACCTTCCACGAACCTGAGCAATCAGGAACGTAAGGAAAGGTCGACCTTGATTTCTCAAGATCATGGCACCAACAGCTGCTAATATATCTTCAAGTTGCGAACATATAAATAATTTTATTGTCACGCGTTGAGAGTATTAACATCATTGGACTCGGTTTCCTCTTGCGAGGGCCGCAGCCACCTTATTCAAGGAGACGGATGTTTCGTCTGAGGCTTCAAACTAACTATCCACCAAGAGTGCCAACATTTGTCACCCTACCATAAGATACCTATTACAGTATCCCCAGTAGTACAAATTAAGTATTGACTAGGACCCCGCCTTTAGGCGACCTAACTCTGCTAAACCCCACCCACTTAAGGGTGAACCCTAGCATATAGTATCGTCGTATGGGCATTTCGTAGTCGGAGAACCGACCCTATCCCATTCTACTCTCTTAGGAATTAGAGAGACCTCACGTCCGAATCACTTAGTATGGTCCAAATCAACCATCGAGAGTTAGGGTGTGAGCCTTTCCCAATGTTGCCCGCAACGGGCATTGAGCTTACATACCAGTTAATTCAAACGGAATAATTACCGTAGGAGAACCTAGATCCGCGATGCTGAACTAACAGCTACGCTTCTCAAAGTCCTTTCTTAGGATTTTAAGAAGTTAGAGTGCAATGCACT